TCCGTCTACTCTACCACCCTTTTGAAGCCTATTAACTTCTCTAGCTTTATTAAGAACTTCCCTAGCCCATTGTGATTCAGCATCTAGTATCTTCATTCCGTTTCTACCAACTGCCATGTTTCTGTAACCTCCACTAAGTGCTAGTTCATTTCTAAGACCAATTCCACTATAATTAGATGCTGCAAATGCATCCTGTGCTTCTTGATTAATATCAGATACCAGGTTCTGTTGCCGTTTAGCTTCTGCTATTTGTGCATTAGCTTTACGTCTAGCCTTACCACTGAAGGCTCCGTACTTCTTACCACTTTTGGTGAGAGCATCATCTACCTTAGCCATTGAACCTCCATAAGCTGAACCTTGCTGTTCCCAGGTTTCGTTATCTTTATAAATAGTATCAGCCTTCTTAGCTCCGAAAGCATTTACTAACCCCATTGGAGTTAACTTCATAAATTTACTATCAAGAATCTTATCAGTAGTAGTCATTTGGTCGGTTCCTACTCCTAAAGCTGTAAGTCCATCTGACAACATACCACCAATCTTCATTGCCCCTCCAACGATAGTTCCTACTCCAGGTACACTAGAAATCATATTAGCTGCTGCATCATATCCCTGATTTAAGCCAGTAGTAAGTGCTGATTGCTCCTTCTTCGGAATAAAACTGCCAATCATATCAGCATAGCCTCCTGCCTTAGACATGGTGTTACCGATATTTGCTTTACTAAACAGCCCTCCACCAGGTTTAACAGTACTTCCAGCAGTTCCAGTTGCCATATTAGCAGCTGATTTAGATAATCCATTGACAGCTTTATTAGTATTAGCATTCATTAGTAATGCCTTAGAAGCCATGTCACCACTAGCCGCACCAGCTTGTAATAAAGGATTATTGGCGGGAGAGAATTTATCGAAGTTAGCGGATTGTAATCCAGTCATTGCTGTATAGAGGTCGCTACTAGACTGTAGGGGAGTTATACTCCCCATACCTTGTCTTAATAGCGAATTTCCCCATTGGAATTTCATAATTTTACGCATAACTTATTGTATATAATGTCTTTAATGCTGTTATTATTGCTAACTCTTCGCCAGTATATCTTACTCTAATCTTGATGTATTTGTCTCTAAGTCTTGCTTCCTTCCTACCACTCCACCAATCAGATGTGTCTATATCTTCAGGTCCATATCCTAAGTCTATTAAATCTTGAGGCATATAGTCTTCCACAGGAGTTTCTGAAGTTATATCAAATCCTTTTAAGTCGTTTGGTATAGGAGAATTACCTACAGAGATAGGAACCTTATCTATAGTTTCCTTAGTAAGTTTTGCTGTATTCCATGCTGGCTCGTTTCGCTGTACAAAGATAATAGGATTAATTTGAATATTCCAAACATCTCCTTGATAATTCATATTTCCTCTTAATCTTCCAATTCTTGGGTCTTTAATATCAGCAGCCTTAGCATGAGTCCAGACTCTAAACTCATCTAGCTTCTCATTATAAACTATTTCAGAACCTGACAGATTAACATAATCCTTATTAGGAGCAGTCTTACCTTTGTAGTAATCCTCAATCTCATTAAATGTATCTACTCTAGCATAGTATAATGGGAACATTGTAGATTTCACTTTCTGTCCAGTGGGTTTCCAGTTTCTAAGAATGTCTCTTTGCTTACCTCTTAGGTCTAAGAAATTCCTGTTGTACAGTATATCAGAACCATTATATTGATAGAAGTCTTTAGTAGCTTCTTGTCTTATATACATGTTCTTCTTGTCCTCATGGAACTCATAGCTCTCACCTACTACTTCATAATGGAATGAGTCCGGAACAGCCTTGTTACTTACAATTTGTAGATTCTCGAATATTTTATGTGTAGCTGGGTTGTCAACTACTACAAATTCATATTCAAATGGATGCTGCTTACCATACCAATAACATGGTTTAATCTTGTCCTTAATATCAATGATTCCAGACTGACCATGTTTCCAGAAGTCTGTTGTTAAGTTAGGTAATTTCTTATCATCTTCGGTTAGCAATGGATTATTAATTACAGCATCAGAAGTAACAGCAACTACTGATTGATAATATCCAGCGTTAGTTTCAGTAAATTCTTTCCACCCAGATACATATTGCTTAATAGATGTGTCTGTTCCTTCATAATCTCCTATTGTAACATCAGCTCTAATATTTAATTGCCACACAGTCTTACTAGTTAATTCTTCGTAAGTTCCATTGAAAGATAGTACTCCTTCGGTTAAGTCAAACTTATCTCTATTACCAAAGTTATCCTTCTCAAGACTATATTTAATATCTACTGTTGGAAGTCCTGTGCCTTCTTCATTTGGCATAGGTCGATTGACTAAGCCTACTATGTTTGCAGACATTTTGTCTTTAGTAAATACTACGTTGTCAAGCACCACACCATCCGCACTACTAGATACAGCACTACTAGTTCCAAGCTTACTAATCCATTTAGAGGTATCTCTATTAAAGCTAAAATGAATGTTGTCAATGTTAGCTGAATAGGAAGGAATCCAAGAGTAAAATGTTACAAACTTCTGCATAACCTCATTATAACAGATGTTCCAAGCCTTCTCTTCAAATCCATATAAATTATCATAGAAAGTGAACATAACATCTTGTTTGAATGCATTATAATGACCCTTAACGTTTCTAACACCTACTACCGGGGTAAGCTCTCTTTCACTTAGTGTAATATTCTCATTTAAGAACTCCTGTATCTTAAAATCAGATATAATTTCAAACTGGTCTCCATTAGTTCTCCAAATCTTCTTTCCAACTGTATCCACTCCATAAACGAAATATGGGGTCTGTACGACACTTTCCGGCCACTGAGTACCATAGGTATCTGACAGCATTTTTGGATTCTCTGGAAGCACATTAGAGGTGTTAATGAAGACATTTCCACCCGAACCTTCACCTGCTACGGCACGTTCATTAACTGGAATTAAAGCTATTCCGTGTTCGAATATACAGAGAATATTACCAAACAATTCAACTAGTTTCATAATTCCTCCATAAGTACTTGGATAGTCTCTGTAATGGGTTAACTGAAATACTCTATATCCATTTTTAAATGAATCAGTAACTGCCACATCTGAATATAGTATTCTAGTCTGATATACGTTCTTAATGTAGGGAACATCTGGTGCTCTAAAATTGAGTCTTTCAGATGTTGTTATCCCATAACCTCCGTTTATTACAGAAGACTCTGGTAATTTAAATGCACCATCCACGGACATCTCGCTCAGGGGATAGAACGTTCTGGCTGTACCGTACAATCCTTCTTCTGTAGGATATGACTTATCTACATCACGTAATGATAGGTTACTGCTAGCACATACCTTGAATGTTACCCAGCTGCCTAGCTGAATAGCATTCACATCACCTCTATTTATTTTAGCTAAATTCTCTTTATTGTCCTTATCATAGTTATCTCTAAAGGTCTTGTCATCTACAATCTCATCGTTGGTAGGGGCATCCGGGTCCGAGAAATTCCTATTAACTCTGTGTGTATAATTACAAATATAACAATCTCCTCTATAAAATTTCTCTGTTATAAACTGAACAGAATTAGAAGTAAATATATCACTGGTGTCAATAGCGTCCACCACTCCAAATCTGTCACTTACAGCGTAATATGCCGAGGCATCTTCATATCTTATCTTGAAGTATGCTGACATTTGCCCTTCATTATATCCAGGCACATAAATATTAATAATAGTGTTAGCATCCCCATTGTACTTACTAATACCTATATAGGACCCGAAGACACCTCTAATTGCCCTATTAGCCCCATTGTCTATATCCAAATCAGATTTCCGTTCTATAGTTCTGAACTTCCAACCTTCTTCTGCTTCTCCTGCTCTTGCTCTAAAAGTATTGTTAGATTCAGATTTTACAATTGGAGTATTGTCTGGTATTCCAGTTACCTGCACCGTAGAGTATTGAGAATTGTTGGATTTTACTGATGGGGAATCTAAATAATATTGCCTGTCATTATACGGATTTCTGTAGAGCATCTTGTTAGTTTGAACTGTCGCAGCTCGCACCGGGAAGTCAGTTCCTGTGAACAAGTTGTTGAAGTAAGATTGTCTCAATTCATATTCTGGGCATATAGCGGTCTCATTAGAGGTATTGTATCCTACTGTAATAAGTCTTTGCAAATACTCCTGGGTTAAGTACCCAGAGCTATTTAAGAAGCTTTCTATTATATAATTATTGTTATATTTAATTAAGGGCAAATTACTGTACTTATCGAAGCCCATTGTCAGTGCTTGACATAGAATAGTAGGTATCCTCTTCTGTCTTACTAGAAAGAATCCCTTAACTTTATTTGATAAATATTCCAACACTTGAGTAGGAATGCCTACTCCGATACCGTACACATTCAATACCCCAGAAGTATCTTTTATTCTTACAACACCCTTAACGTTCTCTAAAGAACCTGTATTTAACAGATATGTATTCTCATCATATTTTATATGTTCTCTTTCTCCATTTACTTCTATAGAGTAGTTATCATCAGAATAAATATTCAACAAGTCTGATAGTTCTTTGTCAGAAGGTATTCCATCACGTCCTCTTATGTTAAACACTGGGGATAGAGTGTCGTCTGGCATAATATAAACTATTCCAAGTCTATATATTTCTTCGTTCCAGTATCCAGTTCTATTATAAATGTTAAACACATTGTAATACTCATATTTATTATCACTGGAGGAATCATCAGCGTAGGCAAAGTCAGTACTTCCTATAAAATCTCTAGCTTTGTTACTTATATAATATGGCAGTATTCTTAAGCTTAAGTCCTGTAGGTCTGAATATAGCATATCTGGCTTAGACACATTTCCTAAAAATAACATGTTTTGACACGCAGCTTGTGCTTTAGCTCTATCTACGACAAAGTATTTAGTATTAATGTCAGTTATAGGTATTTCAGTAATTTGTTCATTTCCAGTTACATTAATATTAGATATTCCATTAACTACAGGATATTTCTGTTCTATTCTTGCCGCTGAAACTATTCTTTGACCATCAACTGCTGAACTATTTCTAGTGTAATATACCTTAACATAATCATAACTAGTATCTACATTGGTTAGCTGAAACAATACTTCCTTACCAGAACTTTCATCTCTTGTACCTCCTCTAATTGAGCTAGGGGAATTTAAGTTACCTATATAGCATGAGACCATTCCGGATTCTCCAACGAAATCAGTCTCGTTACCATCTAAATCACTTAATTTAAAATAAAAGGTGTAATTACCTACTGGCATAACTCCATTATAAGTAATTCCTAAAAATTCTATCGTAGGTATACTAGTAACACGTTTATACAAAGAAGTGTCAGAGTCAAATTGTGATTCATCATATAGATTAACGTCATTATTTCCTACTCTATCTATTATTTCATAAGTGTTATTTTCCCTAACAGTAAACCTTGAATTTATTAATTTGGGTTTACTGTAATTGTCATTTAGTACTAAATTTACTGAGCCGTCGTAAGAAGGTTGGGCTATCATAGATACGGGATGATTCAGACTAAAATTAAGCAATTCAGTATCCATGTCAACTAATGTACCTGGCTCTAGCAAGTTTTCATCTTCTGAATTATACCCAGGTTCCCCTGGCCTTAAGCCAGAAGAATCCATTGGTTGTGATAATCTCAAATTTCGAAATGGATTATACTCATAAACTATCTTACCCTTAGGTCGTATTTGGTTTAAGAGATAGTACAGGGACAATTTCTTATTGTCTAGTACATATTGCCATTCTTTTATAAATTCTGAACTGTCTTTATGATTAATTCTCATTACCAATAAACTAATTGAATACCTCCTGAATTTATTCCAAACGTATTATTAGTAACAGTCTGGAACTGAGGATACTGCCATTGGAAAGGTATACGTCCATCTTTATCACTAGCTCCTCCGTCTATGTAAGGCGCTTCAGTATCAGCAGTAATGAAATCTCCATGATTATATAATATAGTATTTTTACCATTAACCCTAGCCAGAACAAGTCTTCCTAAATTAGTCTTTTGGGCTACAAGTTCTCCATTCTCTAATTCGTATATTTTAGACGGACTTAAACTAGTGTTCTCAACTGCTCTGACTATGGACTGGGCAGAGTTATCATAGTAAGTAATGATACTGTCTGGAACGGAAGGGGTGCTGAATTTAGATACCAGCGTACTAGACGTAGGAGCTCCCTCTTCAAATACTAGAGTGGTAAGTTTAGTATCGATTTCTTCTTTGGAGTATAATGGAATGTTAGTTTCCCATCCTGGAGTAGTGGCTAAGTCTGGGTTTAACGTCTCTAAAACATCCCTACTAAATCCTCTGTTTACGTTATTTATGCTAACTGAGAATTTGTAGTCTTTCCATTTTGATACAACCTCGTAATTGCTAGTATATGTCACATCATAGGAATCCAAATAACAATAGTCTCCGACAGCATATGTAAACATATCAGACAGATTCTTATCCTGTGATATATAATATCTCTTAAAGGTGTTAAGCATTTCCCTAATTATAGCATCTCCTTTCCCTTGGACTGCATTTATAATAGCATAAGCCCCTGTGTTAGTCCTCCACCATAATATTCCAAAATCGGCCCATCTACCATTTCTCTGGGTAACCAAGTCTGTAGACCAATCAGTCTTGGTGTTTATAGGGTCTCCAGCAGTTTGTAATATGAATACTGGTGCGTTTCCACCATAAAAACTACCTATTAAGCTCAAAGTTTGTTGATATATCCCAAATTGTCTATGGTCTTCTGATGTCTCTCTATGTCCCAAATTACCAGAACCTCTCCACTGGGAAGTCATACTTTCTAATGCAGTGTATCCTCTCTCTGTACTTCCTGCGTTATACCCTTGCCATACAAGCACCCGATGCCCAGTAAATTCTGTCATTCTCTGTGAACCAGCGTCTACAGAGAATAATCTAGAAGTAGCTTCACCAGTATCAGATACGAAAGGTTCAAATACGTTCACAGTTCCACTTAGCTGAACTATCTTATGATTTCCTCTTATTTCAGAAGAGTTTCTTATAATATATTCTAATCTATTATCACCCTTTAAGTCACACTGTATACTTGGATGAATTGTCTTTTTGTTATACTTGAATAAAGTAGCTTCTACCGAATCTCCTACTTCCGCTTCTGTATTCATTGTAAATGCATGGTCACTGCTCTGAATGTCATCAAAGTCTATAGTAGATTCTGGGCTAAGAGAGTAAATAACATTCTTCTTCTCGTATCTTATGTTTGAAAGGTTTACAGAGAATATACTATCATTTAGTTTAAATGGGTACTTATCGGGGCTAGTAATAGACAAATCTCTACCTATTGTGTACACCAAATTTTTATCTTCTGTATAATTTAAGTAAAATGGAAACATTTCATTTGGTAATGTAAATGTAAGATTCTGCATATCAGTAGAACTAGATGTAGTTCTAGATATTAGTTGAGCAGAGATGTCTGCTGTTAAATCTACATCAGGGAACGGAATAGTAGAGAAGTCCAGGACATTTTTCATAAAGAACTCGTTGTATACTGTTGAAGTGTATAGAAACCTCCTAGTTATAATTTCGTCTCTACTAGCTTCTGAACTGATTATGGTACAAACTACATCTACTAGATACAATTTACCCGAATCTACATAATCCCCATAATTAAGAGATTCAGTAAAAGACCCATGATAGCTCTGTCTACTGTTGCAAGTATAGATGTTGTCAGAGTGGGCAAATGCCTTAGCTATGTCCCTAAATTCGAATCTAACATTAGAAATGCTTTCACCTTCTAACAGATAGGTTTCCATTCCCCAGGAGATGGTGAGAACATTATTCGATATATCATTATAATATCTCCATTCAACTAGTGATATTAATCCTGACCCAAGCAAACTAATATTTATACTTCCTTGTTTAGACATAGATGCAAGTGGCATATATTCCATGACTGGAGTTAGCTTATAGGTTAGTATGGAGTCATTATTAATATCTTCTAGAACTAGCGTAGATACTCCATTAATATCGGTTTGCTTTACATAATAATCAGACTGAGATTCCTCTGATGTAGCCACGGAAGCTATGACACCTCTCCAATAGGTCCCTCCATCTGTAATGTCAGATGTAAATGTTTCCTTAAACAATATTACTGCTTTGCCAACAGGAATAGTAATAGGTTCAGAATATTCAGATATAGGCGGTATCCATTCCACTGGCACTTCTTCAGCTTTAGCTCCATACACTTCAACATCAAATGATGTTATTGTGTTAAGCTCCACTATTATATACAAGCTTCCCGACAACTTATTGTTGTATACATTAAAAGCCGACGTAGAACTTCTAAGGTTCTCCAAATCATTTTCATTCATATCTCCACTCAAAGGAGAATCTAACATCTTCATAAAGAATCCTTCTGGAGAGTCCACAACTTTACCGTCTACGCTCATTCTCTTTAGTTGTTGAGTAATATCCTTTAAGTTACCATTAGAGTCCAAAACTGCTAATCTCAACTTGAGAAGTTTATTCTCGCCATCGTTATCAAAATCTGTAATAACTTTCTTTAAGTCGTTCCATGTTACACCATCTTGCGGATAGAATTGCAGCATAAATTTATCACCCGGTCGAATGATAGTATCAGACTTTTCAGGAAATAAAGATACCTTTTGATAGCTCTCGGTAGCTCCGGATTTTGGAGTAAATTTGAAAAGTTCATGAATATTAATATTCTGTTGAGGAGTACCAGCTTCTTCAGAACTAATATTACGCTCTGGAGACGGGAATGAGCCAATCTGGCCCTTGTTAGTAAGAGGGTTATATGATGCAACATATATTATTCCTCCATATTCTTTAATTCCAACTGGAACATAGCCTGAAGGTAAATAGGCAGTTTCAACTCTACCATTACCCATGTCATTCTGAAGCACAAATTCATTACCATTATAAGTAATCATAGTAGCATTCAGAGCACTTGTAAGTACATTGTTAGGAGTGGTTAATGGATTTAGGTCCATTATCATTCCATCTCCAAAGGTATTTGTTGCTTCTTGTTTCATTGTTATAAATATTCATAATTGTCGTTACTTACTAAGATGTCTTCAAACTTAGCATTTCTATCTCTTGTGAACGCTATCTCTGGATACTCACACTTAAGTACTTCTTTCTTATAGGAGAATCCTAAATCTACAAGTCCTTTGAATTTTATAATACAAGGACTGCCAGAGAATGATAGTTTACATTCGTCTAGAATCTTAAATACCTTCTTATTATTGAAGGTGTAATATTTCCTCTTCCTGCCTTTCTTATTAAAAGATTCTAGTAGTTCTTCGTATTCTTCATTGGTTAAGGCTACATAGTAGTACCCGTCCCATTGAATCTTCTTTCTAGTATACATCACTCTCAACTTGTTCTGCATCTTTCTCCTGTAATATCTAAAATGCTTAATAGGATTCTTAGTCAACTCCCCTATATATAACCAATATTTATATTTATGGCTATTAAGGATTGTATCTCCTCCTCTTTGGTTTAAGAAGTATATTTGTCTCCAGCCATATCTAACAATAATTTCTATGTCATGCTTACTAAGATATGGAAATTCCTTCATTATTTCGTCTGTATAATCAGTAAACTTCTTAGTAGTATTGCATTCCATTGTTAGTATTCTCTGTGATTACGTTCTTATTAACAGGGTCTAGATAAGCCATCTTCTCCCTTTGTATCTCTTGATTCTTGTAAGTTAATACCATTCTATATCCGCAGAAATCAGAAGCTAGAAAGTCTACATCTTTCCACTTACCAAATCGTCTAGCTTCGGTAAATTCATTACCAGAAACTCTCTTCATGTATAACCAGGCATTTCTTCCTAAAGTTGGAAGCTCAAATCTATTGTTTCTATGTATAATATCATCAATTACTAGCTTAACTGCGTATTTAAACACTTGCTTAGCAATTACTTCTTTATGTCTATTACCTATTAATTCCTCACATGTCTTACTGTCCAAGTCAAGTCTGCTGGTATCAAAACCAGCAAACATGTCATGGATGTTAAAGGCATATCCTAAAGCATAATTCATATTATTCTATATATTTCCAAACTATTTTAACACTATCTATCTTTCCAGAATACTTATACTTACCACTAGCGCAGCTAGAAATAGAATGAGAATCTAAGTTAAGTGCTTTAGCTGCTTTGGTCACAGAATCAAACCTGAACAATTCTGCCCCAGTATCAAAGGAATATCCAGCTACAGGCTTTCCAGACTTAAATCCTTTATTGTTACTTGCTAGTTGTTTCTTATCGGAAGCAGTAAACTTATCATGTGTATACCTAAACACTAAACGCTTTCCATTTAACTTACCAGTTGATTTGTATCGTCTGTTACATACTTTACATATAGCGGAATCGTCCAAATTGTATTTACTAGCTAAATGCCCAACGGTTCCCGTGTCTAGGAGTATTCCATCCTCACTGTACATATTTACCACTTTGGGTTCGCCTCTAAAGGTAAGTTCTCCTCCAGGAGTAAGATTATATCCATTATGAAACGAATCATAAAACGCAACATATTTGACTTCTAAACCTCTTAGTGTAGCTATGACTGTTGTAATATCTGAACCTTCTATCTCTTCTACAATACTCCATTCGAAATTCTCTATGCCATACTTTCGTATAGCCGAATGAAAGTGAGTCTTATACGTATTATCATTAGGATTGTAAGATGAATGTAAGTGTTCTTTCTTCCTCTCCTCAATCGTTTTAGTAGTTAATCCTACATAAGATTTACCACTTATAACGCATGTACACTTATAGATGTATCCCTTAAACATTAATGTATAGGCTTGTATCCTTTATTAAATATCTTTCTATTCCAACTAGTTTTAGCATCTAAGATTTCATTCATGTCATTTTGACTTAAATGAATTGAAACTCTGGCTGCATCACATAGTTTCAACCACCTCTGTTCCAATAATTGTGCTTCCTGTAACATATTCTGGTTGTGATTCTTCCAACCTTCTTTAAATCTCTTAGTGCAAGCACAGTAACATGCAATGGCGTCTTTCTCTTTATAATTGATTTCAGGTAATCCGTCCTCATCTACCAGAATGCCCTTATAGAGAATGTTTACCTGTCCATAATTCTTCTCAAAGTACAAAGTATCACCCACTCTTTCAAATTTGGCATACTTGCCACTTATATAGAGAGGGTCACTATAAAGCTTTCTTGATTCTATATAGTTTTCAGTAAACTGTGAAGAGTAATCTCCGTTTACTGTGTCATTCGTAACATAATTCCACTCTTCAAAGCCATAAGTGACTGCTTCGATTATGTCACAGTTGCAAGGTAAATCCACTGTGTTGTCAGGGCATTGAATATCAGTAACATACCTGTATAATCTAGTTCTCCTGTTACCTATCTTATGCCAGGCAATCAGTCCAATTTCTTCGAACTCTTCAGGAGACAATTCTGTTCCATAGAGCAGATTCATTTGATAATAAGCTGAATTAAAATTCTCCATTATTTAGGTACTTGGTCATTAGGTAAAACAGGAGCTGCGAGCTGCCTATAATAACGAATCTTCTTTTCAGTTAGTCTCTTCTTAATTTCAGCATCAATGAATGTCATATTATTAATATCAACAGGGGCACAGCATCCGAACCAATCTAATTGTCTAGGGTCTTTTAATATTGCCACTACTGTTACTTTCTTTAATAATGGAGCATTAAATACAAAGCAATCGTACATATTGTTCTCGTTAGGAGTTATATCAATCCACACGTATGGTTTATTCTTTCCTCTTACTCTATATTTATGATACTTCATTACGATAGGATTAGTATAATATATAAATGGATTACTCATATCAGTAGCTCCTATATATTCTATACCGTCTTCTCCGAACTCTGTAAGAAGTTGAGGAATTTCAAAATGAGCAGTTAATGTGTCACAGGGACTAGCATTACATCTACACCTTTCAATATTCTTGCAGTCAACTTCTATACAAGGTATAGTCATCAGTAAGTCCTTCTTAGGAACTAATCCTTTAATAAAATATTCCTTAATAATTTGAAGTCTTTCATCAACGCAATCATCCTCTAACTGTTCTAATGACATTGTTGGAGTGGAGCTATAACCTCTAAGACCACTCATTATGTCATTATATATGGCTGACGATAATTTCTCGTAATATCCCATATGATTATAATAAATAAAGGCGAAGGCGTATGACGCCCCCGCCTTCAATTACTGTTTTAAGTTGTTACGCTTTTGGCTCAAATTTAGCATCTGCTTCTGTTTTAGTATAAACATCAGCAGCGTTAGCCTTGCCAGTCTTCAATTTAGCAATTTCAGCTGCATTAGCACTACTAGCTTCTAGAGCTTGTTGTGCAGTTTCACCTGGAGTAACTTCTTGACCGATAGTACCTATCTTAGCAAGAGCTGCTTCAAAATCAGCTGCCAAATCTTGTTTAACATAGAATACATGAGTCGTAAGTGACCTTGTAACTTCTCCTACAGCATCTCCGCCCATAATGCCTCTATTAACGCAATAGTTAATAATATACTCATTATACTTAGCTCCTGGAACAGGAAGCTCTTCTTCGTTAATACCAGCAAAGCGTCTAGCTTCCATAGTCGGAAGTCTTAGGTCTTTAAGAATCATCCAGTAAGTACCGAATCCTTCTTTAGATTTCACAATAGTGTTTTGTCCATCGTAGTCTGGGTCGTCAGCCGGAAGTGCTGTTGCAATCGTTTCAAACTCTCCACCAACTAAAGCAGTGTTCAAGTCTGGATTGAATTTCTGAATTTCAGCTTTAGTAAATAGTTGATATTCATCCATTCCTTCAATAACAAGGTTGTTACCATTTGCACTAGCTTTAATCCAGTGGTCTCCATAGATAGTCTGAATCTTCTCAATTACTCTAGCTGCTTCTTTAGCAACATCTGCTGCTGTAGCACTTGCATTCTTAATTGCAAATTCATACATCAAAGGTTTACCTTTGAATACGAAGTCATTTGAGTAATAAGAGTTCTGGCTTCCAGATAGTCTGATGTAAAGAGCAACTCTATAATTACCTACACCTTGATTGCTCATAGTGAAAGTAACTTTACCAAGTACTGGGTCTGATGCTTCTTTCTTATAGATTGCTACTACGTTTGGTTTGAGGAATTTGTTAACTCTTTTAAATTCGAAGCTACCTACAACTCCACTACCAGTGTCTTCAGCCTGTGCTGACCATTTTGGTTTGCCACTAGAATCTAAATTAGAATTTACGATTAATGTGTTTGTCCACTTAAACATAATTTAAATAATTATTTGGTTTGTGTCTGTTGCTGAGCTGGATTTGCAACTGACGTTGATATCGGAATATGTGTTTGTAATCTAGGATTACCTTCGTTCTCCAAGATTATATGTACCAGCTCATTAATAATCTCGTGACACACGTAATCAGGAAATTCCATAATTTGGGATGTGTCTTCTGTCATATCCATCTGTTCTTGTGTCAATCGTATAGTTTGTGGAGCTTTCAGGTAGTCCACATATACTTTTTTTAACTCAAATAGAGTATGGTCCTTCCCGTACCGTATCTCCATTCTAACAGTAGAAGGATTACCGAAACGAATCTGTCCTTCTCTTTCCACTGTGGTAACAGCATTACCACCAATAGAAATTGTTCTTGGCAATCCACCAGTTACTTCTGTAGCATTAGTATCAGCATCAGTCTTAGCAGAACTAATATCAGTACCATGTGGATTATCAACAGCATCATACGGGTTAGTAGGATTGCTAGTATTTATGTCAACATTGTGTATGTAAAAATAAGGACGTTTATAGCTAGGTCTCATATAGATATTCTGAATGATTTGAGACCATGCGTCAGATGTTAAACGGCTAGCTCCGACTTGAACTCTGGAGCCAGCGTTATAACATTTGAAAGTCTTCTTTAGTTCAAAATCACATACACAATTAAGTAAATGTAAGTAATCACTAGGTAATTCCACTTCATACGTCGCGCCATATAGTGAATCAAGACCTTCTGTGTCTCCGTAAGCGGACGTAGCAAGTGTTACAGGAAGGGCTATTGTAGCTTTTAGAACCCTAATGTCGTCAGTAGTCTGTTGGTTAATATCATATATATTATATCTCTTATTAATATACTGATATATAGCCTTATTAAAGAAGTAGTTAAAATCCTCTAATAATAGAGTCATAGACTGTACTTTATTTACTTCAGTAGCGGTTCCTTCATAAACCTGTCTAGCAGTCATTATTTAATATAATTACCAGTTGAAGATGACTTCTTAGTCTCTTCATCTTTTATTTTGTTAGTAAAATCAGGCTCTGGTTGTTCATACAGTTCCGGATATGTGTCCCTCTTAATTAGTTCAAGAGTTCTTCTATTCTGTGGACTCTTCATCCAAGTAATAACTGCATCATCACTTGCGCCCAATGGTATTTGATTCTCGCTATATAGATATACTTTATTCTTAACGTATATTACACGTTTGTCTTTAGCATCAATAAACAGAAGTCTAAGCGCAATGTCATCACCAGTGTATAGATTAATAATCTTCTCTGGGTCCTTAGACGCAATGTTCATCAAGAAGTCTTCTACGTCGGCATCAGGAGCATTACGCATGTTACGTCCAAGCAATTTAGCCATTTTAAGTCTACCAGCAGCACCTTGTGGGTCTTTAATGATATACTCTTCAGCATCATGGATAAGACGTCTCTTATTAACACGCTTATTAGTTTCATAACCAGGTCTTTCAACGTAAAGTTCAGCTCCTCCGTACCTCTTAGAGTCACCGTCAATCACTAGATTGCCATTCTTGTCACGTTGGTCACGAGACATAGCAATCATAGGACAGTGTTGAATAGAATACCATTCAGCTGCTTGCCAAGGGTCATTAAGGTCAAATGTTTTACCGTCTTCAATAATAAATACACGGTTCTCTGCAATCAAGCATTTACCTTTATCTTCTTCTCCTCTTAATAGCATATCACCTTTACTATCTACTGGTCTTACACAGTCAGGGTATCTGCCTGTCTGTGGGTCTCTAACTGGATTAAGGAAGTACTTTTGTCCTACTTTACCGAATACACTTCTTAAGACAATTATGTTGTCTGTTTCATTAGCCATATTATTTCAATCATTTACTTAATATAAATTACTATCTTGTAAAATAATGTGAGGAAGGTCTATGCCTTCCCCACAATATCTACTTATTTAATTACACTTCTTTCATAATAAAGCTTCTGTATGGTGAGAATACACCAACACCAGAATAACCCCAGTTGATTAGTTTAGAAGCTGCTACAGGGCTAGAAACTACACCTGAGCTTAGACCATCAAGTCCACCAACACCTGGATATTTATTAGAGATGAAGTCACCACCTTTAAGAGTGAACATTTGAATAGCTGGTTCTCCACTTACTTTGTCAGCAGTCAAGTCTAACATTAGCATGAAGCCCTTGTCGCTACCCCATTCACGAGAGAATGTACGGTCAACCTTGAATGAAATTGTGTTACCACCGATTTCATAAGATTGGAATGTAGCACCAACGTCAACATAGCCGTTAGCTTTCTTAGACCACAGATAAGTTCCGCAAGTTTTGAATCTTGCAAGCCATTCTGATAGACAAGTTTGTACGTCTTGCCAAGCTTTCTCATTGCAAATAAGTACATATTTGTTACCAGTTGGATTCTCACTCTTTTCATTCATCATAGCGATAGCAGTAGTGAATGCTTCCACAGTAAGCTTATTATATGCATATTTAGATGCAAATCTTTCTACTTGTGGGATGATACCATCACCAATGTAGATAGGACGACCAGTGTCAGGGTCGAACAGTGTCGGTTTACCATTCTTGTCAACGTTAGTTTTGTTGAACAGCAAACCGTTGTTTCTTACATATAGGAAGTTCTTCAGCAAGTTAGATTGAGTCTTATCCATGCGGTACATAGTTTCAGACATCTGACCATTACCTTTACCTTCACCTATTTTAATAAGAACGTCTTCTTGTGCAGCATACAGAGCTGTATAACTGTCATCACATCTGTGAGTAGTAATATAACCTCTGTGTCTTTCAATGTTAGATTGATATTTAACATATCCCTCTTCGTGTGCTTCTGGCATAGCGTTAGATTGGAAACGAGTAGTGTCACCAATTTGGCATCCGCTAAGGTCAAGAACACTAGAGTAGTCGTTGTCAATAACTCTAACAGTTACTTCCCAGTAATTATCAGCTTTACGAACTGGTCTCTGGGTTACAAAGCATTGCTGCATTGTTTTGTCAATCTTGAAGATGTCGTACTTCTGGTAATAGTTCTCTTTGAAAGCCATTACGATTTCAGTTCCGTTCTCTCCAGTTTCAGTTGGTACATCTGCAAACTCAACTCTCTTAATGTAGTTGGTTTCAACTTCCCATTCAAAGTACATTGAGTCAATGCTTCTGTACTTGTTATTTGATTTAGAATCCATGTAGAAGATGTTTCTCAAAGATTCTGTTAGGTAAGAAGCAGTCAATTCTGGGTAGAGTCTTGATACTACACCAAGTCTAGTTGGTTTAGTTCCTAGAAACTTATAGAAGTCTTCATAAGTTCTAGTGTCGCCCATAGTGGCGCGATTAGTTACGAAATTTGCTACTATCATAATAATTTATTTGGATTTAATCTAAATCGTAAATAGATGTTGTTTTAGGTTTACGACCAGTTTGCTGCTCTGGTCTTTTAACTACAGTCTTAGCAGGATTAGAGGCTCTGCCAGCCTTAGCATCCTCATAACCTTTCTTATAATTGGCTTTGGATTGCTCTGTAATCTGATGTTTATAATATTCGGAGATTTGACGTATAGCTTCTTGTCCTTTAAGAGCAAACCACGACATCTGCACTAGCATTTGTGGGTCATTAATGGCTTTAGCTAAGTACCTTACTCCAGCAGCATCTGAATCTAAGATAAAGGAAGCAATTTCATTCATATCGTCCTCTGATAGCGTTAATGATGACTCTCCCAAATCTATAGTTTCGTTATCTTGAATAGCTTGTAAAATTTCGTCTTCGTAAGCTTCATACATTTCTTTCTGTTGAGCTTCTGCTTCTGCTTGAGCTTGCTGCATAGCTGCTTCTTCGCGTTGCTGATAGCTAGCTCTCATTCCGCTCATCTTCTTATTAAAGAGAGCTTCGTTTTGCTTCTCAAGATTTAACTGTTCTAAAGCTTCATCATCAGTAAGTTCTGGGACATTTGCCTTTAAATCTGCAATAAATAGTTCATCATCTGTCATGCCATCTACTTGATATTCTGGTTCATCTTCTAGGTGGTCTAGGTAATCCTGAATAGCTTGACGTCTATGAGATTCCAGGTAGTCATCTACACTTAAATTATTTCTTCTAAGCTCGTTAATAAGGTCAATCTCTTCTGGCTCTAAACCATAATTATAATCTGTATCATCATAGTTTAAAAGCTCTAATTGCTCTTCCCTAGATAGTTCAGAGAATGGAATTTCTTCTACTTCTCCGTTATCATTTTGGAACTTAATAGCCTCTGGATTGATTCCTTTAGCTTTGAGCATAGTTGTGATTAAATCATCCTCTGTAGGTTCTGTATCTCCGTCACCTTCTTTAGGTGGTTCTTGATTGTCCAATGGTTCATCCAAATCTACTGGAGTATCATTGTCAATCCAACGTTTAATGTCATCATCAGGGTCTCCTGTTTGCACTACACCGTCTTCACCTAGCAGGTCTTCATCGTCAAAACCTAATTCTTCTAATTTCATGTCCATATTATTCCCTTTTAAAGTTATTTGCAAATTTAGTGATAAATTTCCATACCTTAAAATTAAAGACTAATTATTCTTAATTTAACGTAAATTAGTAATCTATCACTAAATATTGCTATCTCCATTAAGCCAATTTCATAATAAACACTAATGAGTAATATGTAATAGGAGTTTCAGTTGAACTACCGGAGCTTGCAGGTATAAATTCCCCTGTTTCACCAGCAGTTTCACTGGCTTTAATGAAGTTGCCAGTCAAGTTAGGAGTACCTTCAGTACCATCGCATATAGCCCAGCCCGCAGGTATTCCAGATGTTCCGTTATACATTACTATTGTGCCCGCAGGTATTCCAGATGTTGCAGTTGACATATCAGGAATACAAATAACAGAGACTGTATTATTGTTGTAATATACATCTTTTACCTTTTCATTATCATAAAGTAGAGCGTATACAGTAGTATCAAAGTCAACATCGTTTATATCTGAATGGAATGTAGTCCTTGAGAACGATTCATTAAATGTTACGTTAGTAAGACTTCTAATAGCTACCTCATCTATAGTAGAATCTTCTTTAAATGTTACATTCTCTAATGTTCCGGACACATTCAATTTATTAGCAGTCCCGGAGAAGTTAAAGTTGCTATTAATAGTTCCAAAGTTGTTATCAGAAAGAGTTCCTTGTAATGTAACAATATTACCATTATCACGTACAGTTACAGTTTCAGATTTAATCTCATAATTATTAACAGTTAATACATTATTCCTACATGTATCAGTTAAACTTAAATCTTCTTCTCCGTTTCTAAATGTATAAATCCACTTATCTACACCGTCTTCGGTGATTTTAAATTTTAGATGTTTAAAGTCATAGTTACAGGAATTACCCTTCTCATCTGTTAATTTAGTGATTCTCCCTTTAGCTGTTAATCCATTTATATTTTGATTGAAACTGATGTCATAGTCTATAAGAAGTCGTATGTCATCTGCCAGATACCTACCTATAACAGAGCTGCTTGTATTAGCAAATACTACAATTGGAATTACATTTTTAGGAGTCTCTACTATGGGCTGACCATTATCATCATATATGATTTCGCCATTATCTTCCATTTGATACTTATCATTCAACACAATATCATCTTCACTAGTTAATGCCCATTCGTTTTGAAAGTCAGAAATTCTATAAAGTTGTGACACTTTTAACTTTCCAGATTGGCACAAATCATATAAATCGGAATATGTTATATCTACGTAGCTAACTGAGTTTCTAGTTATCAAGTTGTCTACCTCTAGCGTTGATTCTTCAGAGTATTCATCATAATATAATCTGTATCCGGAAATGCTACTGCTGTTGGTAGATTGTATCATATCACCAACTAATGTGTCTTCTATGGCAGTCCTAGTTTTGAAAGTAACTCCAGTAGACGCAAGCTCTATCAGGTGAGAGTCGTCAGAGTATATTTCTATCATAGTCCCTACGCCTTTAACTACGGCATTACTATCTTCCTTATATACCTGGAGACCCTGTAATTGTGAACCTATTACAAGAGAATTATCTTCACCGTTACCACTGACCACAAGAGCCCCGATACCTTCTCCTTCCCTCTTAATAGTCTTCTTTATAAGAATTTGCTTATTATAAGGATTTGATATGTCAGATAAATATTCAGTGTATACTCCGTCCTCTGCTATATACAACTTCTTATCTGAATCTATAAACAATATCCCATTATAAGCGCTATCAGTAATAGCTTCCTGTATAGTAGAGTACCTTAATCCTATATTACGTTGTGCCTGTTTCTTCTGTTCATCAGTTGTTAATTGAGGTCTTATAAACGACACATAGTTGTCAGAATT